CGATTCTATGTTAAGGTGGATGACAGGACAAAAAGCATGGGAAGTATTATCATTCCAGACAAGTATAGTCAGTTAAGCGAGACGGGAACAATTGTCAAATTAACTCCCGATAAGGAAACAGAAGAAATGGGCTTAAAAGAAGGGCAGAGGATTCTCTTTACTTTTTATGCTGGTATTCATATTCAGTTACCTGAGACTTATACTAATTCCCATCTTCACAGAATTTTAGCCCCGAATGAGGTATTAGCCATAATCGAGGAATAAAATGGGAAGTTATCAGTTTTCTACTTTTAAGGCTTATTTAAAGCTAATGATGGGGCAGCGTAGTGATGTTGAGAGTGTAGGCTCAACTAATATGTATGAGGTGTGGATTAACGCTGCCTATAAGGATATAGCCACCAAGAAAACATTATTGGGGACTAGGGCTGGGTTTTATTTCCCTCAGCTAGAGACGGTGGATGACAGCCAATCAACTACTGATGGGACGGCATATGTTGATGTGCCGTCAGATTGTCTAGCGGTTAGACAAATTTATGACGCCACAAATGACCGTGAATTGAGTTATATTCCACCACAGGCTTATTTTGGTTATACTGACCGTTCAGACACTTCAGCTGAGGGACAACCAACGGAATGGACAAGGCATGGAACTAAGATTTATCTTCACCCGACGCCCGATGATTCCTATACGCTTCATATTTACTACAAGATGATTCCATCAGAATTGAGCAATCCTACTGATACCACTGTCTTAGATGACGCTTGGGATGAGCCGATACTTTATTTAGCGGCTTATAAGGCTTGTGTTTGGTTGCCAGGCAAAGATGAGGATGCAAAGAAATACAAAGAGGCTTTTCTAGACCAGGTGGCTGGACTTGTTGGGCTTTATGATAGTGAGGAAGAAGCTAGGACGGGAAGATTTAAACCAAGCATAATGTATCGAGAAGGGGGATATGAATAGTGGCTTTAATTCAGTCAACAGGGCAAATAGTTAATGATGGACTTGTTATTGCGGGGCAATGTCTGTATAATGTAAATGCTAGTCATCCTTTATATGTAGCCTATGGGACGGGGACAACAGCGGTTTCAGCAGGCGATACTGCCCTAGAGAATGAAGTTGATAGAGTATTAGCTACTGCCACTGAAGAAACTGATTATGTAGCTGGATATGTAACTATTTATGGGCAATCTCTAGTCTTAAAAGCCAGCTTTGATATAACCTCAAGTATTACGCCAACTGAAGTGGGCGTTTTTGATGCTTCTAGTGGGGGGAATATGCTTTATCGAGCAGTAATTTCTTCAGGTGATAGGAGAAATCTTAGCAATGGTGATGTATGGGAAGTTGAGGTTATTATTAAAGTGGAGCAAGGAACATAAAAATGTTAACTAGCGTAGGGATATCAGAAACTTGTAAATTGTTAGTCGATTTGCCTGGGGGGCTTGAATTTGCCTATATAGCCTATGGGACAGGAACAAAATCAGAAGCCTCAGGTGATACCACTTTAGAAAGTGAAGTTGACAGAGGTTTGGCGACAGTAGAGTTGGAGTCAACTCTTGCTCCCAGAGACACCGTAGTATGGTATAAATATTTTGTTGTGGAAGATGATGTAAACATAGCTGAGGTGGGTGTTTTCAATGCTTCTTCTGGTGGTGATATGTTGGGGCGGAAAAAGTTGGCGTCAACTGTTTTTGTGGGCAAGGGAAGCGTTGCTTATGTAGAGTTTAAGGCTATGATTTCAGATGGAGGGTATAGTGGCGGCTCAACTTAAACTTTCAGTCTCAATGATAGTTAAAGATGAGCAGGAGAATATTGCTCAATGCCTTAATTCTGTAAAGGATGCAGATGAAATAATTGTAGTTGATACGGGTTCAAAAGATGAGACGCCAGATATAGCCAAGAGCATGGGGGTTAAGGTTTTCTTTTTTCCTTGGCGGGATAATTTTGCCGAGGCATATAATTTTGCTGATTCTAGATGTCAAGGTGATTGGATACTTTCAATAGATGCTGATGAGAGATTGGAAGAAGGCGGGATAAAAAAGATTAGAAAATTAATTAAAGACGAAAAAGCTGATTGGATAGATGTCAAAATAGATTATGAAAACAGTTATCATTATTTTCCTAAGCTAATTAAGAAGATAGATACAAATTATTGGATTGGAGCAGTTCATAGAACATTGGCTTCTAGATGGTATTGGAATAAAAAAGATATAACGATTTATGCTCATAGAAGTATTAGTCATCGTAAAGACCCTGATAGGACAATTAGAATACTTAGGAGAGAATTAGAGGAACATCCCGAATTATTGCGGGAAAGATTTTTTTATGGAATGGAATTAGCTATTAGGCAAAAATGGTATGAGGCATTATCTCAATTTGAGATTTTTTTAAGAAGCCTCTCTTTTGATTGGCTGAAAGATGAGATTAAAAAAGCTCATGTAGCTGAAGCCTATTTGATGAGAGCCAAGATATATAGACAACTAAACTGCATGATAGCTTCAAGGGAATCGGCTAAGAGGGCATTAGAAATTACACCTAATTTTAGAGAGGCAGCTGATTTTTTGGATTTTATTTCTTGCGGGCGAGAAAGAGAGGAATATTTATCTATAAAGAAAGGGCTTAATAATGAGGGTGTTTTATTTGTAAGAAAAGGTGATTGGTGCGATGGCTAGATTTGTTTTTCATATAAATCCCTTAGAGCATGGGTATGATGCTAGTCGCCCCATGTCTAAGATGAATCCTTTATATGCCAATTACCCGACTATTAACTGTCGGATTGAGGATAACAGAGTTGTTAAACGCTGGGGATACTCATTAGACAGGGATTTAGGTGTCGGGGCGGTCGGGCAACATGTAGTTATTTTTGATAAATCAGCCAGCACTACCTATACTCTTTTTCTTACTGAGACTGATTTGTGTAAACGAGAAGGTGGTTTAGGGAAAACATTTTCTTACCAGACTGAGACTTATACCACAGGAACAATAACTAATATTAGCGGGGCGGTGGTTACGGGAAACGGAACAAATTGGTCTAGCTCAGGAGTGGCGGCGGGTGATTATTTTATTTTAGATGATGACCATAGTGATGATAGCGAGCCAGATACCAATTGGGCGGAGATTAAATCCGTAGATTCAGACACTCAAATTACTTTAGAGTCTTCTTACAGTGGAACGACAGGCTCTATGAGTAAGAGTTACAAGATAAGAAAGATTTATTCTGTGCCAACTAATGAACGGTGGGCATGGACGATAGTGGATGATAAATTTGTTTTTACCAATGGCGATGTAGATGTCCAATATTGGGATGGGACGGGATATGCTTCAGCATTAGATAGCACTTATGCCAAGAAAGCCCGTTATTGTATTGAATATGCTAATAGACTCTTTTTGGCGGATGTAGAAATATCGGGCAATAGAGAGCCATATTCAATTTTATGGTCAAAAGAAGGCGACCCGACAACTTTTGACCCTGCTGAACAAACGGCGGGGCAGGCTGATATTCTGGATACAGCAACTAAGATAACAGGCTTAGGGAAAGTGGGGACAAATTTAGTTGTTTATCAGGAAGACGCTATTAGCATTTGGGGTAGAACAGGAGTGGCGACGTCACCGATTAGTCGGTTAAGTTATTTAATGGGGATTGGGCTTTATGCTCCGTATAGTCTTGTTCATTTCTTAAGCACCAATGCTTTTTTGGGGCGTGATGATTTTTATATCATGGTGGGCAATGCTCCTCAGCCAATTGGGGAAAAGATTAGGCATTTATTTTTCGACCTAGTTGATATAAATGAGTTAAAGAATGTATGGGGAGTGAATTTTAGACGCAAGAATGAGATTGCCTGGTTTGCTAATACTACTGATGGATTGTTAGCTTTTGCGTGGAATTACAAGAACAAAGAATGGTCAATTTATGAGTTTAACGATGTAATCTTGGGGGCGGGAGCAACTTAATGGCAACTTATACAGATTATTTTGAGCGAGACTTAGCGATAACTGATTCAGCGACAGTTATTGATTTAGGGCAGATTTATTATGATTATGTTATGGATGAGGGCGGGCGAGTATTTCTTTTGGGTGATTTTGAAAGTGATGCTGGGAGTGCTATTAAGGCTGTTTGGGTAAGCAAAGCTCTTGATTTTTCAGATGCCGACCCTAAGTTAGGTGATATATTTAAAACGGTAGATAGAGTAAGACTCGAGTATCGAGATGTATCGGCCAATACGCCCATTACGATTTACATAAGCACTGATAATGGTGTAACATGGGTTAGTGAATCGAGGACATTGGGAACGGGTGATGGTAAGGTGAAAACTGCTGATTTTTATTTTTTAGATAATGAGAGTATTACGGGACTTTATTTTATGTTTAAGATTGAGTCGGAATCAGCGTCCACTAAATTTGAATGGAATAGCCTTAAGGCGTTTGTTAAGCCTAGAGGCGAATGGTTTGAGGTGAGTTAATGCCAATAGAAAGGGTTTTGAATTTACCTTTCCCGAGTGATTTAACGGATATTTCTAGCGTCCAAGAATATTTACAGCGATTATATGTGGCTTTAACTGAAAACTCTTACCTTTTAGTTGAAGATATACAAAGAGAGGCTAATCCTGATGCCTCTTATGTTGTGACTTCGTCCAATGACAATCTTTCTGATGAGAGAGTATTAACAGCAGGGACAGGAATTAAAGTTACCGATGGTGGGGCAAATAGCATTGTTACGGTAGATTTGAATCATTTAGGCTTAGAAAATCTAGCCGACCCTGATGATGATAGATTAATTGTTTGGGATGATACAGATGGGGCTTTAAAATGGCTTACAGTAGGGTCTGGTCTTAATTATGATCATTCTACTTATACTCTTTCAACTAGCGGGTTGGCTTCTGATACAGCTTCTTATATAACAGTTTCTTCTGAGGGCGGATTGTCAAATGAAAGAGTCTTGACTGCTGGGAATGGTATTTCCTTAACAGATGGCGGTGCTAATGGTAATATGACGGTGGCGGTTGATTCAAATGATGTTTTTCTTCTTGACCAAACAACGCCTCAGACCGTTATAAATGGCATTCCTCTTCTCGACCAAGGGCATGATGATTTTTCAGAGTTAAAAGAGTTCGTTAACAAGGATTATGTAGATTGGGCAGCCACAGCCATTGGGGCAAACTATTACATGACTGACGATGATGATGCTGATACGGGCTACAAGGTTTGCTCTTTAACGCCATCTGCAGACTCAGAAACATATATTGAGATATCGGGAATAACGGATGACCAACTTCTTGGAACATGGATTTCAGATGTTGGTGAAGCACCGACAAAGTTACTTCGAGGAATTTTTGATTGGTTTATTTTTGCTGAGAAAACCTCAGGAACAAAGACTCTTAGGCTCTATTGGAAACTTTATGAGCGAAAGGCTGATGATTCAGAAGTTCTAGTTGCTACCTCATCGGAAAGTAATGAGCTAGATATGGGCGTAAAAACAAGCTATATAGTGCCTTTAACCTTGGATTCAGATTATACCCCTGATTCAGGCTCAAGAATAGTCGGGAAAATCTACGCTTCAGTTAGCGGAAGCGGAAATGCTCCGACAGTAAAAATCTATTATCAAGGTGTTTCAGGAAGTCGCTGGGAGATTCCTTCAAGTACTGAAATTTTGGATAGTATTTATGTTAAACAAGCTGACCATACTAAAGCTGCTCATGATGCTTTAGGAATAGATGCTGAGACCACAGATGGTTATCACCTTGACCAAGATGTCCGCACAACCGCAAGCCCTACATTTAATGACTTGACACTATCTTCACCATCAAACATTTATAATCTCTCTCATGATTCGTTTGCTGACTTTGTTGCCAATGAGCATATAGACCATACATCAGTCACTTTAACTGCGGGAACAGGCTTGACCGGCGGGGGTGATATTTCTGTTAGTAGAACCTTTAATGTGGATGTTGGCACGGCAGATAATAAGATTCTCCAAGTTGACCAAGTCTCAGGGCTTACCGCTGGCAATCTTGTTAGAGCGACATCTTCAGGGCTTGAGAGTCGGACAGATGCTGAGATTCTGGCTCAGTTTTCGGGGAAGGCGAATCTAGCATTTGGTTGGAATGGGCAGAATTTATATGACATAAATAACATAACACTCAACAGCTTCACAATTGGTTCATATTATCTTAGCTTTCTTGCGGGAAATAATAAAGTTCCTGATTCAGACAAGGTGGATGGCTATCATCTTGACCAAGATGTCCGAACGACTGCATCCCCCACTTTTCAGACAATAACAGCAACCAAAATAGATTTGGGAACGAATGTTGGCGACAAGATATATCTTTATCAAAGAGATTCAATATGGAATGGATTTGGTGTAGATGTTAGTGGAGGACCATACGAAAGCACATGGTTTGGTTCAGCGGGACCTTCGAATGAGGGATTTCTTTCATTAGGATTTTATTCGCATAGCACAACACCAACATATGCTGAAGTTGTGAAAATAAGTGCATCTGAAAATGTGGGGATTGGTCAAGGTTCTTTTGGAACAAACGCACAAAAAGTTCTAGCCATTGCCAATGGAACAGCCCCAACTTCTTCTCCAGCAGACTGTTTCCAAGTGTATTCAGCCGACCAAGCGGCGGGAAATGCCTGCCCTCATTTTAGGACGGAAAATGGAGCAATTATAAAACTTTACCAACAAGCCCATATAGCGGACACCGATGGAACATTGGCAGATATAACTACTAAATTTAATACTTTATTGAGCTATTTAGAAAACTTAGGTTTATTAGCTACATCATAAAGAGGTGAATCATGACTGAATTAGATTTGAATGAAACCAAAACAATTTCAAAGGCAAAATTATCGAGGTTGATTGTTGATTTTGAAGGAAAGACGGTAGATATTGAGTATAAAGTTTTAATTGTGGATGAAACGGGAAAAAGAGAAATCGGAGTGGACAAGGTTTTTCTTCAAGACAAAGAAGCAGAAATAGACCCTGATACAGGTAAAGAAACATCTCCAGCCTCATATGAATATACAGAGTTTATGTCTGCCCTAAAGAGAGGCGTTGACCCGAAAACCTTGTTAATTCAAGTTATGCGAAAGAAGGGGGTAATAAGATGACCCAAAAAATCAAACTCATGGAGAGTCAGAGGGAGCTTTTGAGACTGAAAAGACTGATAGTGCAGGATGCAATCCAATTGGCTAGACAAAAACAAGCAGAGCTTCAGCGGGCGATTGAGACTGTGGCTTTGGAGCTGGGGATTGATATGAAAGAAGAACGGTGGCAATTAACTCAAAATAATGAGTATTTTATAAAGTTAGAAACGCCCAAAAAACAAAAAAAAGATTAAAGGAGGGAAAATATGTTAATTCCTGTTAGAGAGAAGTTTTTGGCTTCAGATGAGGAAATTGCTATTAATTCTACTGAAGTAGATGGTTCTGATTTCACTTCTAAGGAATTTGATTTAAGTCGGGCGGAATTTGCGTCTATTACCTGTTATGTGAAAGGTGGTCATGGTAGCGTAAGTCAAGATGTAATCTTTAAGTTTGTAACCTATGATAGCGAAAGAGACCAATGGGATACAGAGGCATATGTTACGATTAATGTAACTCCGAGCGGGACATCAGTTGTGCAGAAAACCACTTCTATTACTCCTGATGTCGAGAAAATTAAACTTTACAGCATTCAAAACCAAGAGACAACTGCGGGCTATACCGTAGATGCTAATGCCTCACTGTTTAGAAAGGAAAGGTAAATCAAGTTGACGGATAGCAAATACATTGCCCCATACATTCTAAGAAGTGAATATGAATGTCCATGTTGCCATAGAATTCCATATCAACTAGAACGGGATGGCATAGTGATGCCTTACAACATTCTTTTTGAATCATTCGAGCTAATACGAGAAAAATGGGGCAAACCAATCAAAATCTCAAGTGGGTATAGATGCCCTCGATACAATAAGAAAGTTGGTGGAGTGCCGTTAAGTGTCCATTTATTTGGGTTGGCATTAGACTTAGATTTACCGACAATAGAGGAAGTAAGAGAGTTAGATAACCTTATTGAACGATGGTTGCCGAATCTTAGAAAGGGAACATATGAGAAAACAGGCACTTTTATTCATATAGATGTAGGATATTTCATTTATCCCATTATATTGGAGGAATGGCATGAAGGATGTCGCTGGACAGACTATTAAGGAATTTCTCAATCCATCGCCGAGACTCAAAGTTTTTATAGTGAAAGACTTTAAAGATAAACGGTTAGGGGTTATTGCTGAGCAACTTTATCAACGGCCGTTGTGGATTCCCGATGAGGGGCGAAATTATGATGCTATCTGGCAATTGATTTATGCAAGTCTTCTTAATCCTTTGAATCTTTTTTATGAGATTAAGGACATGAAGGGCATTGTGGGGTTTATGAATGTATATCAAAAGCATAAGGGAGAGTTCTTTTTGATGTTATGGAATGGTAAATACTCTCATAAACTCCATAAGGACATAGATAATTTAATCCAAAAAATCGCCAAGGCATTTAAGTTAAAAAGATTGTTTACTCAGACGCCCGATGAGAAGATGGCTAAATTGTATGAGAAATTAGGATTCAAAATTGAGGGGCGTCAAAAATACGGGTTCAAGTGGGGTGAAAAATATTATACAAACATTTTGCTAAGGCGAATTTTTTAAGGAGGATAGAATGAATCCTTTTCTTTTAGGTTCAATTATTACAGCGGGAGCGGGGCTATTAGGGCAACTTTTAGGTGGAGATGGTGGTGGTGTTTTTAAAGGGCAACCGATACAATACCAACCGATGATTTCACCTCAAGAGCAAGCTTTGCGGAATGCCATTGCTCAAAGGATGATGGCGTATTTAAATATGCAAGCACCACCCGTTCCAAGTGGTATTTATGATGCGAGTAATATTCTTTACAATGTATTTCTAGGACGCCAAGCACCAGGATATAATATTCCAATGGCTAATATTCCTCGAACGCCGATGCTCCCGATGAATTACGCAGGTTTTGGGATAAACCCCTTTCAATACAATTTGCGAGGTGGTGGAGCACCTCGGAGAGGGGTTAAGTTTACTAGAGGATTAGCTAGATAGAAATGAAAAATTATTTAAAAACTTCTTATTTTATAAATATCTTTCCGCAGAATCCTACGCAAACTAAATATTTGAGATTCTTAAAGTATCCATGGTCGCCATTAACCAGCCAATTTGAAAAGAGTCAAAAAGAATGGGATAAAATAATGAGGGATATCTGGCGGACAAAATATTTAAAGGAGGTAAAGGATGTTTTACTATAATCCTTATTCAAAACGACAGCGAAGATATAATACCCTCTCCAGCACAACAAGTCTCTCTACCCCTTCTGCATCACCCGTGCCCCCTCCATACCCTATTGTTCAGCCAACTAAGCAAGAATTAATGAAGTATCGTCAATGGCAGCGGGGTCAATATAAATTGTATAATCCCTACAGCTTTCAACCAGCCTATAATCCCTATGGTTACCAACCTGCTTATAATCCCTTAAGGACACCTAGTATTGGTGGTGCATATACACTACCTGGTTATAGCACTTATGGTGAGCCTTATTATCGAGTCCAGCAACCCAGATATACCGGAGCTCCCAGAGTAACTAGGGGGGCAAACATGACATCTTGGCCATCGCCTTATCAGTCTCCTTATCAGCAACCTTATGGCGGGCAATCAATGTCATTGAACCAGATTAGGGATATTTTTACTCTAGCTCAAAACATAGGAGCTGACCAAGCTACAATACAGGCATACTTACAAGCTAGGGGAGCTAATCCATACAGCATTAGTTTAGCTGATTTTTTAAGGTGGTGGCAAAATTATACTGCTCTAAATACGCCATATGAGACAGCTCCAACAGGAGGTTAATAACAATGATTGATTTAACCAAGATTCCAAAGGGGGCTAAACCAATTGAACAAATGGAGGGATGGCCTACATATATAAATCCATCACTTTTTCAGGATGTTTCTTTTTATAGAAATCCCAAGTGGTTAGTTGGATTGCCAGAATATCCCCAGGGGGCAGGTGTTCTTTGGAATCCTTATACAGGCTTTACTCTGCGAGACGAATTATTCAACAAACTTAGAGAATGGTCAAGAAAAGGAATGGAAGTTACCCCAGAGCTATTAATGGAAACTTTCCCTAAAAGAATTGGAGCTAATCCCTATAAATATTGGTCTCAATACTCTGGTGGGGGGCAAAACACAAATACAAATTATCCCACAAGCATTCCGCCATGGCAAATACAACCTTTTTTGCCAGCAACCACTGATACCACACTACCAACAGGAGGAGACCAATCTTTCCAATTTAATTATCCATGGCAATGGGATATGGCAAGCGACATCTATTCTCAATTAGCTAGTGGTGTTACTATCCCTACACCTTGGCAGTGGACATATGGGAGTAACATTCTAAGAGGCATAGCCAAGACAGGGCTTCCTGTCTCTCAAGAGGAATGGTATAAGAAGGCCATGCAGGTTTCAGATATAGCGATAGCCGACCAGATAGCTAATGCCGCCGAGAGAGCTGGGCTTACAGGTCTCCGCTGGTCAACTCCAATGGGACGGACAGCACAAGACATTGCAGGAAGAATTACTGCTGAGACAGGACTTGAGAGAGAGGCTAGGGAACTAGCCGCCTTAGAGGCCGCAAGACAGAGACAACTAGCAGCCTTAGGGCAACTATATACATATGGCCAAGGGCAAGCTGGATTGAGTCAAGCGGCACTTCAGGCTCAGTTACAAGCTCTTAGTGGGCTAACAGGCCTTGGTGGTATGTATGCCCAATTGCCACTTAGTGTTTCTGATGCCCTGATGAGACAGGCTTTAATGCAACAGCAATTAGAAATGAACCAGATGTATCCGCCTTGGATGCAAGGGATGCTTGGATTACTTGGTTCTCAACCTGGATATGCCCCGCAGATGTATCAGCCATCGTTTATGACTCAGTTGCTAGGTATAGTGCCATCTATTCTCCCTTGGGTATTAGGCGGGCAAGGACAGAATAATCCTTTCATGTATATGAGTTCACCGACATATGGTAGTCCTTGGGGCTATCAATACGGGTAAAAGGAGGGTAAAATGGCTGTTTATTTCAATCCTGCGGTGATTTTAGGTCAGCTATCTCAGCAGAATCCTTTTTATAATCCTTTTTCTCCTTACCCGAATATTGGTGGTGGGATAGCTTCTACTCTCCAGCAATTGTATGCCCTTCGACAGTTACAGGAACAGCAACGATTAAAACAGGAACAATGGCAAAAAGAGTATGAGTTGCAACAAAAAAGAGTGGGATTAACTGAAAAAGGATTAGAACTAGAAAAGCAACGGCTGCTTAAACCCCCTGATTGGTTAGCAAAAGCAATAGCTCTTTCAGAGGCCACGGGAAAACCGTTACGGGAGACTGTTCCCGCAGCTATTGGATATATTCCACCAGAACAAGCATTAGATATACATCAGAAAAAAACAGAAATTACAGCTAGAACTCAGGCAAAATATAGAGAACCATCAGAATATGAAAAAAAGAAACAAGACTTAAAAAGATATTTTAAAGCAGGGTATTTAACCGAACAACAGTATAAAGATGCTCTTGTAGGGTTAATAGATGCCCGAAAATCAGGTGGCTTGACAGATTATCAGACAATAAATGCTCGAAATAGCATTGCGAGGAATGTTCGAGCTCTTTATGATAATTATATTAAACAAAGATTTGGAACAGATATAGGTAAAGATGTTAAAAGGATTTTCGTTAAACCAAAAATTGAAGATGTCATTACTATGCTTCCACAAGGGATAGACCTTAGATTCCCCCAAGAATTCAATATTGCAGTTGCGAGATTAAGAAATGGGGTCGGCACAGATGAAGACCGAGCCATTGTTAGCAAGTATGTTGAAATGGCGGAGACATTTAAAACTAATCTGGAAGATGCGAAACAAGGAAGAATTAAATGGGATAAAAAACAAATTTTGAATAGTATTTTAGATGAAGCAAAGAAAAGAGGCTGGGATATTCGCTGGTTTAAGTTTTGGTTAGATAACCCAGAATTATGGGAAGACCCAAGAATTTTAGGATACGAGCTAAAATAATGAATGGCAACATTTATGACCCTTACCTTGAAAAATATCGTCAATTATTAGGACAATCACAACCAGAAGAAGAGCGGGTTATAGAAGACCCTCTTCTTAGGCGATATAAACAACTTATTCATGAGTCGGAAATACCCCCAGCCAAAGTGATTTCTAGTGGTGGCCTTAGATATGAAGAGCCAGATGTAGCAACTCAAGTGCGAATGAAATTAATTGAACAAGCAACTCCAGAATTACCATTAGGCAAACAAATTGCTAGAGGAGCTTATGCCTTAACCCGTGGCATTGCTAGCACAGGAACATTGGGTTTAGCCCCAAAAATTCTGGGATTAGAGGAAATCCCACAACCATCAACTACCGAACAATTACTTGAGGAAGCGGGTAGATTTGTAGGGTTTTTAGGATTACCTTTAAAGGGGGCTAATCTTATTGTTAAAGCAGGTGGAAAATTTGCCCCCTATATAACAAGGGGATTGACTAAATTATTACCCAAAACTCCAGAACTCGGTGGAGCAGCCGTTAAAGCTTTAGGGAAACACCTAGGGCAACAAATAGCTACCTTGTCTATTGCTTCTGGACTATCTGAAATTGGAGAGAAACCAGAATTAAAGGAAACCTTAGACCGCATGAAGGGCGGGGCTAAAGTTGGTGCAGTCTTTGGCATTGCGGGGCTTATTAATCCGACTAAATATCCTGGGCTTAACTTATTGCTCCGACAAGTTGGTTCTAGGGTAATGGGTGCTTTAGGTGGCGTTTATTCTTTTGAGGGATTGTCGCCACAGACTTTCTTTAATGAATTACTCTATACCTATTTCTCTATGAAAGGGACAAGGCCATCAGAAGTTATAGCTAAAGAATTAGGGCTATATGAAAAAGAATTAGAGAGATTGAAAAAAGAGGCTAATGAAAAACTTTTGAAAACCCTGCCTCAATTGCCTGCCAAAGCTGAGACAGCCCCTAGAATGTTAATTACTAAAGAAGGTCTTAAGCCTATTGAAGGTGAAATATCATTTGAGCCCAAAGAAGTGATAAAAGAGGTTCAAAGGCGATTGGAGACTGAAGCACCAAAGGAAGAACCAATTATTAAAGAAGAAGCATTGCCAACCCCCGATATAGAGGCAATTAGAAAAAGAGCTGAGCAAAAAATTCTTGAAAGAAAGGAACTTACTCCAGAAGAAAAAAGAGTTTTGGCAGAAGCAGGGATATATGAAGAAGTAGAGCCAGGTATAGCTGAGGGGGCAATAGAAACTAAATTAACTGCTGGTTTAAAAGAAATCCCTATTCCTGAAGAAGGTTATCAAGAGTTTCATATGGGCATTAATCCATTTAAGGATTTAAAGAAACTAGATGAGGCCTTATTGAAGGCTGCCGAAAAGACTGCTAGAGAAAAAGTGGAAGAATTAGCAATAGAAGAATTGGCCCCCGAACCAAAGGAAAAATTGACCGAAAAAATCAAAGGGCGAATCAGGGGAGTAATAGATTATTCACCCGATAAACCTTATACATTAAAGACTAAAGAACCCATTGAGATAGTTAAACAATTCAACGAGAATTCTCAAGTAGTCGCCCGTCATGAGGCTGAGGCGATAAAAGACATTCGGGATTTACCGCCCAAAAAGATTAAATATTGGATAGAGAATCCCATCAGAATATTTGAAGATTATCCTATCCTGAAGAAACTTTTATACGACCCAATTAAAGCTGCGGAAAAAGGGCATTATGAAGAGTTGGATAGCGTTAGGAATCTTATTAAGCGGTTTAAAAAGAAGCCCAATGTTTCAGCTAAACGATTAGGCATTTATGCTATTGCTCAACAAAGAGACGGAAAAGCCGTTCTCGAGGCAATGGGAATTAAAGAGATTCCTAAATTAACGCCACAAGAGATGGAGGTATACAATCAAACAAGGGAGATATTGCAAGAGACATTTAATAGGATTAACAGAGCCAGAGAATTAGCGGGTTTAGACCCCATTCCTGAAGTAGAAAATTATTTTACTTTTGTTAGAAACCTTAAAACATTAGAACAATTAGGCCATAGCGTTCTTACCGAGTCTGACATGAAATTTTTAGAACGCCATCTAAACGCCACGCCATTTAAATATGCTATGCCACGGAAGGGTGTTAAAGCTGCTGTTGAACTTAACTTCTTTGATGTCTTTGAAAATTATATGAATACTGCTTTAAGACATATATATAAGTCTCCCGTTATTGCTAAAGGAAGGCTCTTATTAAGTGAAATAGATTTACCAACGGGCGAAAAAGTAAATCTTAAAGAGCAAGCCCCTATCTTATCTGATTATGTAGAACGCTGGTTAGACTATAATGCTGGCCAAAGAATACCGACTCATGTTCCTGAATGGCTTAATAGAGCAGCTTATAGACTTAGTCGTAATATTGGCATGGCTATTCTAGGCTATAATGTTAGGTCAGCCCTGATTCAGCCCACGGCTTTACGAAACAGTTATATCGAGTTGGGAACAAAATTTTTGTTAGATGGCATTGTTGACAATGCTAAACCACAAAAAAGAAATTTCGCCATGAAGGCTAGCAATATTCTTAAGGGCCGTATGTTCGATGTTCAATTGGCTGACTTTTTAGAATCCACCTTTCAAAAATGGTATGGAAGAATTCAAAGGAAAGTTGCTAAGGTTGGAACTTTTCCTCTTCAATGGTTAGACTTGGAAACCGCTAGGGCAACTTGGCTAGGTGCTTATAAAAAAGGCATTACACCTGTTAATAAGGGGGGATTGGGATTAACCCCGAAAGAGGCTAGAGTATATGCTGATGATGTAGTTGTTAAAACTCAGGCCTCTGCTGCCCCTAGTGACATAGCTATGATTCAGCGGACACCAATGGGTAAGCTAGGAACAATCTTTCAGACATTTGTTATTAATGAATGGAACTTT